CCTAACGGGCCACGGGCACAGGTTATTGGCAGCATATTTAATGCTTACCGGAAAGTAGCGAAAGATATGCTTTATATCGAAGGAACCCAGCCAGACGCACCACTAGGTGCAAAACAATACAGTAAGTCAGTAGACGCAGGGCTACTTGATAAAGCTGATATGTACTCAGGGTCTGGTAGAGAACTAAATCTAGAACAGATGATTAAAGGAAGACAATAGATGGCATTCGCTGATATCACTTATACAGGGGATGGAAGCACATTAGTTTTTAACATCCCATTTAGCTACATCAATGAAAGCCACTTAGTTTTCTATGTTGCTGGTGTCTCCACCGCCGCTGGCGGAAGCCTGTACACAGCCACAGTTCTAACTGGTGGCACCACAGTCCAGATTAAAAAGACTTCAGACAACTCAGCGGTAGCAAGCGGAACAGCGATCAAGATTGAGCGCAACACGCCAATCACCACACCATCAGTTGTCTTCTCAAATAGCTCTACCCTGAAGGCGGCTGATCTCAACACTGAGATTGATCAGCTACTATATTCAGCGCAGGAAACGGCAGATGACTCGGCAGGTAAAATTAACCTGGATGCTACTAGTCATTGGGATGCTGACAGTAAGAAAATCAGGGCGGTGGCTGACCCTGTGGATGCACAGGATGCTGTTACTAAGAACTACCTTGAAAGTACGTTCCTCACGCCCAGCGACAAAACAAACCTTACGGCTGTCTCAGGTAAACTTACAGAGATAGGACGCCTTGGCACCGCAGACGCAGTAGCCGACATGGCGATCCTTGGCACCGCCGATGTCGTTGCAGACATGAACACAGTCGCGTCAGCAGATTTTGTGTCTGACCTAAACACCATCGCTTCAGCCGACTTCGTGTCCGATATGAACGTGCTGGCAACGCCGGATGTTGTATCCGATATGAACACTCTCGGCACGGCGGATGTCGTCGCGGACATGAACACCTTGGCAACCGCCGATGTCGTTGGGGACATGAACGTCCTAGCAACCGCAGACGTAGTGACCGATATGAACACGCTTGGCACCGCTGCCAACGTCACGGCAATGGACACTGTGGCTGGCGCAATTACCAACGTGAACACGAACGCGACCAACATTGCGTCGATCAACACGAACGCAACCAACATATCGTCAATTACTGGGGCGTCTACGCAAGCAACCAACGCGGCATCCTCCGCGACCAACGCGGCATCTTCCCAGACTGCTGCTGCCTCTTCTGCGACCGCTGCGGCGGCTAGTGCAACATCCGCTGCCACATATGCTGGTACGCAGAGCGTTGACCGGTTCAACGGCACAGGAAGCCAGACGGCCTTTACGCTGTCGTCGGCCCCCGCCAATGGCGAGAACAACACGATGGTTTTCGTCAGCGGCGTCTACCAGCAGAAAAATACTTACTCGCTTAGTGGCACGACGCTGACGTTCTCGGCTGCCCCGCCATCTGGCACGGGCAATGTCGAAGTCATGCACATGAGTCAGCGGGCCGTCGAGACCCCGGCTGACGGCTCAGTCACATATCCGAAATTCGCCAGCGGCCTAGTGGATATTGACCTGTCGTCGGTCAGCGGTAGCGACAACACAATCGCTTCGGCCAAGTCCATCAAGACCTACGTTGATGCGCAGGTAACGGCTGCTGATCTGGATTTCGCTGGCGGCACAGGCACTGGCGCAGTCGATCTGGACGCCCAGACATTTACCATCGCTGGCACAGCCAACGAAATCGAGACCGCAGCGAGCGGACAGACGATTACTGTCGGCCTTCCGGCCAACGTCACGATTGCTGGCGTTACGACGCACGGCGGAAATGTCGTTTCGGACACGGACAGCACCGACAGTTTAGGCACTACCGGGGTTCGCTGGGCGGGAACTTGGACAGACGCCATCAACGGCGTGACCGCACCCACAGCGCAATACACTTCGGCAGAGGAAACTAAGCTCGCGGGTATCGAGGCTGCTGCCGATGTAACGGATGCCACGAATGTTCTGGCCGGGCTTGTTGGGCAGGAAGCTGTCGCGACCGGTTTTACCGGGACTTTAGACGGCGTGTTAGGTGGCGGTACTCCTGCTGCGGCAAATGTGACGACCATTGGCGCATCGAGCACCGCGACAGCCAGTAAGCTAGTCCCAACAGGGTCAAGCGTTGCCGGTAACGGGATGTATCTCCCTGCCGCTAACTCGGTGGGTATATCTACTAACGGCGTCGAACGAGTGCGCATTCTTGCGGCTGGTGGCCTCACGTTCAACGGCGACACAGCGGCGGCTAACGCTTTGGACGACTACGAGGAAGGTAGTTGGACACCTGCGTTCACTTTCGCCACACCCGGTGATTTAGCTATATCGGGATATAACGCACAATCAGGCGTGTATCAAAAAGTAGGAAACACAGTAAGTGCTTCGTTTTACGCTTATGTAGCGACACAAATGACATTCTCGTCGGCTAGCGGCAACTTTCATATAACTGGATTACCTTTTACAATAAGTGGGTCATATACAGCAGGTGCTATGGATATTATGGGCCTAGCAACAGCCCGGTCTTGCCAAGTCATTATCGCTGAAAGTGGTCTCAGCTACTTAAAGCTAATGGGCACTGATACAGGAGCATCAAGAGTAACAGCAACCACGGCACACATAACTTCTGGTGCCCTGCTATTTATAAGAGGTGAAATTAGTTATACCGTTTAATTACTCTGATTGGATAATCAGAGCAGACATTTAACAATAGGAGAAGCAAATGGCTTTAACGAAAGAATCAGTAGTAGATAAGATTGAAGTTCTAGAGAACGGTGAAATACAAGTACGGACAGCGACAAGGGTGTTAGAAGATGGTGAAGTATTATCTTCGTCGTTCCATAGACACGTTATTACACCGGGTGCAGACACATCTACTGAAGCCGCAAAGGTAACTGCCATTGCAGCCGCTACTTGGACAACCGAAGTAGTAACAGCATACAATGATATGATTGCTGCTAAAGAGACAGATAAGGGGATTATCTGATGGCACTTACTAAAGTAAACACTACTCTTATGTCTGACAGTGCTATTGCAGCATTTTCCTCAACACCAGTGAACCTATTACCTAATACGCAATGGCAAGTGGCGACTGGTCTAGGCACGGCTTCACAGATGAACCATGAAGGTACGGGTTCCGAAAACGCAGTATCTGTATCTAGTTACAGTATTGGTCATTCTGGCACCGCACAGGCAGGGGCATCTACCACCATTACTCTAGCAGCCGGTGCATCTTCGGCAGACGACTTTTATAATGGCTATGCTGTAATATTAACTGGGGGCACTGGGGCGAGTGAGCCAGCATCGTGTTCGCTCAAAGCCCACGCAACCCAAACTCCTTGCAATGCAGTTTTTGAAATCTGGGGTTCGCCCGGTGATAAACAGATTAGGCAAATTACTGATTATGTTGGCTCAACTAGGGTGGCTACGGTAGGTGTAGCGTGGGGAACTACCCCAGATGCTACCACAACCTATAAAATTGAAGGCGACACTACTAATGGCTATTACAGAGATGTAACTTTCCTCACATCTAACACACAAAGACTTAAAGTTGGTGACATTGTAGATATTAATGATGTCGGTGGAAGCACAGATGCGGCAGTTACTCTCGGGTTTTTAGAGGTAGATGCAGTGGTAGCAAATACATCGTTCACCTGTACCTGTAATAACGGTGTATTTCCTATTGTTTCGGATACTTGTAGCGCCGTTCCACAGATGGTCGCCAACATTGATGGTTCAGCGGGTGGCGGTGCTGCGGATGGGTGGGCAACTACTTATGATGCGGGGACTCCAGCTAACTCATTAGATTGCTGGAGAGATATGCACTCACAGAATAGAAGGGTAGGCTCTCTATATCAAATGGGCCTAAAGAAAAGCGTAGCAACAGCGCAGACGTATCGGTGTGATGTGGCATCTGGCTCAGACGATGTGGAAAAATATAAAGGTAAAGATGTTGTATTCGGTGTTTGGGTAAATCACAAGGCCAAGCATGGGTCTGGCACTTGGAGTATCACAGTTAGCGATGGTGCCAGCGCAACAGAGTCGGCAGATGCAACAGCTACAGGATATACATGGGTAGAGGTGACACACCCTGTTAGCACATCAGCAGTCTCTCTTAGTTTTAGGGTTAATGTTAAGGGCTCTGTTGGTGATATTTATTATGTGTCTCAGCCCATGGCGGCATTGGGTACTTATTTAGGCGAGGGGAATTACGCGCAGCCTAAACAAGAACTCCTTATTCCTGTTGTTAAAATGTCTCCATCTACATATGTAGGCGCAAACCTCGATATGTCAGCAGTAATGAGTACAGGCGGTCATTATGGGTTTCCTTTTAATGTCTACGCTGAGACACACTGCACTATAGCACCAACAGTATTAGGTTTTGATATGATGTTTGAGGCTAGAAACTTCTATGTAGACAAGGCATTTTCAATGTCTAACCAAGAGCCTGCACCGCACGTCTATTCTTTTAATTTCCAAAGCTATCGCTCCCATGGGATGTCACAAGGTTCGGAATTTTTTACATTAAAGAATGGTAGAGGGTTCTTTTTTGCTGGAGAGACTGGCGGTATTGCAACTTGGAAAGGAAGTATACGCTGGTACAACGCTTCAATAGATATTAACCAAATTAGGTTATCAAAATGATAGACAAAGAACAAATTAAAGATGTGGTATCAATCAATCCTGTAGGTCTAGCTCCACATAGGTCGTGGGTAAGTAACGATGGCTACACCGTTATTTTCAAAGACAATACAGAACAGACAGTGCCTCACGATATGAGCGATAAAGATTCACAGATCGCAGTGGAATGGAAAAGAAATAAAGTTAATCTTGGTTTGCAGACAACGGCGCAGACATGACAGGCATTGAAACTGAGGAACAATTCGGTGATTTCGCCGGTCGGATGGGACGTAAAAATCTCGACCGGGGAGTCAACTCTGACGCGATGAACGGCAATGAGTGGAAAGCGGCGATCCTTGAGGCTGCGTTGTTGTGACGCCCCGTCCGTTTCTAGTTTTCCTGATGGCTGTCATTTTGACGGCCATTTTTGTGTCTCCAGTTAGCTCAGACGAAATACCTTGTGTGCCACCAGAAAGTGCAGCGGCATTCGAGCCAATCGAACACGTCAAAGGCTTCGGCATACGCGATGGTGGGTTGGTCAAACTGTCTGTCTCATCTGAAGGCTACTTCATGATTACACTGTCCCCTGCCGATCTGGGCGGTGCTGTCTGTGTTGTAATGATGGGAACAAAATGGTCCTTCGTTAAACGTCCGGCAGGAGAAAAGGTACAATATGGAAGGCGTGATTGATCTTCGACTAATCATCACAATCGGCGGGATTCTCTTCAGCGTGGCTGGAGCAGCAGCCGTAGGCAGAATGCAGATCAAGGTAATTCTTGAATCTGTGGCCGACATGGAGAAGCGTCTCCGAGGGATGGACCGCCGCATCGACTCACTCGACACGGATACGGAAAAGCAGGAGCAACAGATCGCCATTTTGGCGCTGATGAGCAGTCCAGAAAACCTTCGTCGAGATCATATGGCGATGGCAACGCTAGTTCGAGATTGCCAACAACTTAGAAAAGAAATGGATCACCAGTTGCACATTCACAATGGAAAACATGTGCCTGTCAGCGACACAAGGAGAGCCGAATGATTGGATTAATCAGTAGCTTGCTGCCCGTCGTCAGTAGCGTACTCGACAGAGTGCTTCCAGACACCGTTGAGAAAGACAAGGTCAAAGCCGAGCTTCAAGCGCAGATGCTTCAGCACAGTTCAGAAATTGAAAAGGCCGCTGCATCAGTGGTCGTCGCAGAAGCAAAAGGCGAAAGCTGGCTCCAGCGTAACTGGCGTCCTGTGACTATGATGTCGTTCGTCGTAATAATCATAAACAATTACATCGCCGTGCCGTGGTTGCAGACGCTAGGTCTGCCAGCAGTCTCACTGGATATACCCCCCGACATGTGGAGCCTCCTCCAAATTGGCATCGGTGGTTACATCGTTTCCAGGGGAGCCGAAAAAAGTATCAAGACATGGAAGGATGCTAAATAAATGGTCGGACATTTAATGGAACAACTGCATAAAGAAATTGCAGAAGACCTCCTGAAAAGAGTTAAAAGCGGAGAAGCAACGAGCCAAGAATTATCAGTTGCAGTCAAGTTTCTCAAAGACAACGGCATCGAAGCACAAGTCACTAAAGACAGCCCATTGGCTAATCTAATAGATTCACTGCCAGACTTTGATGACGACACACTCCACAGCAAACATTAAGTCGCCTTGCACTAAAAATTGTCACCTGATTAACAAGATTACCCACATGGAATGTGATGGTTGCGGGAGGTCGCAAGATCAAATCAAAGAGTGGCAACACTACACACAAGAACAAAAACTAGATGTAATCAAAAAGATACAAAGGAACTCAAGAGATGTGCATGGGATCATCTGCTAAAGCACCCCCGCCACCTGAACCAAACACTGACCCAAGGACGTTTGCATACGGACCCAAAGGTGTCGTGAAAACAGCCATTGATATCCCCAAGGAAAGCAAAGCGTCTCCTGATTACAAACCACCAGGGACCCCTAAAAAGAAAAAGACTGATGCAGCAGCCCTGAATATCACTACATAATCCCATATGCCCCGTAAAGCCCCTAAGAAGCCCATACAGAGCAGTAGGAGTCATTCTGGCGCAACCATACCAGAGACCCCTGAGAAGGCCCCTCAGCGGACGCCTGAGAGCGT